GGCCCTGAATACGCTGATCAACTGGAAGAACACCACCAACAACGCATACGACGGAGAGAAGGTTCACCTCCTGTATCTAGACGAGGCGGGCAAGTGGGAAAGGCCCACGGACATTCGTGACGCATGGCGCATTCAGCGTACCTGCCTGATTGTGGGTAGGAAGATTGTCGGGAAAGCCATGGTGGGCAGCACGGTCAACCCCATGGACAAGGGGGGCAAGGAATACAAGGACCTGTGGTCTGACTCCAGCCCCCAAGAGCGCAATGCGAACGGTCGAACACGTTCCGGTTTGTATCGGCTGTTCATAGCGGCGTATGATTCACTAGAGGGGTTCTTCGATGAGTACGGAAACCCTGTGGTAGAAAATCCAGATGAGGACGTGTTGGGCATTGATGGGGAGTACATCCACATGGGTGCCAAGACATACCTGAAAAACGAGCGCGACAGCCTGAAGCAAAACGCCTCACAACTGAATGAGGTAGTCAGACAGTTCCCATTTACCTCTGACGAGGCTTTTAGAGATAGCATTGAAAGCAGCCTGTTCAACATCGGGAAGATCTACGATCAGATCACATATAACGACGACTTGTTCCCGAACCCCATTGTCAGAGGTAACTTTGTCTGGAAGGGCGGGGAGAAGGATACTCAGGTTGTTTTTACCCCAGATCCCAATGGTAGGTTTCATACGTCTTGGCTGGCTCCGCCAGAAATACGAAATAAAAAAAAGGAGGTTCGAGGAAAGCTCGTTGCACCTCACGCTCATCTTGGCGTGGGCGGCGTGGATAGCTATGATATCGACGCCACGGTGGATGGGCGAGGCTCTAAAGGCGCTTTGCACTTGTTTAACAAGTTCAACTTAAACTACCCCTCTAACTTCTTCGTATTGGAGTACGCGGCTCGTCCGCCGCTGGCTAAGATCTTCTACGAAGACGTGCTGATGGCTGCGTTCTTTTATGGCTACCCCCTTCTAATAGAGAACAACAAGTACGGCATCGTTCGGTATTTCGAGGATCGCGGATACGACGGATACCTGATGGAGCGACCTGCTTCACTTCAGAGTTCATCGGCTCGTCAAAGCGTGAAAACCAAGGGGATACCGTCTAATTCTCAAGACGTGATTCACACTCACGCTCAGTGTATTGAGTCTTACATCCATGAGCATGTGGGCTTCGATCCAGACAAGGGTGACTATGGAACGATGTATTTCAATCGAACTCTGGAGGACTGGATCAACTTTCGTATTGACAAACGAACCAAGTATGACCTGTCAATAAGTTCTGGCTTGGCCCTGCTTGCGGCACAGAAAAATGAAGTGGTAAAACCTCAGGCTAAGTTCGATGAGTCCAAGTTCTTTAGGCGATATAAGCCCATGGGATGAATTTATATATTTGCAGGTAAGTCCGAGGGTTGCAAATGTATAACAAGAACAATGTCAAGGCAGGCTTTCCAGACCCTCTAGCCTCTAGAGAGGAAAAGCTCAGTAAAGAATATGGGTTGAGGTATGCCAAAGCCATTGAAGATCAATGGGGCGACGTCAACCAGAAGGGCTCTGCTTATGGCCAGCGGAATCAGATATTCGAGAGAAATCGAGATTACGCCAACGGGACTCAAGACACCGGTATCTACAAGCGTCTTCTCAGTAGTCTAGACGCTAACGCTGGTGATGGGTCTCTGCTGAATCTCGACTATACTCCTGTTCCTGTTCTCCCGAAGTTCGTCCGCATTGTAGTCAACAAGATTCTGTCCAAGCGGATGTATCCGAATCTGGAAGCCACCGACTCTGTGTCGATGAGCTACAAGGATCAGGAAAAGAATCGCCTGATGAATCAGGTTGCCAACCGTGAGCAGCTGATGCAGCTCAAGCAAATGACGGGCGGGATGGTTTTGGACATGGATCCTGAGGCTCTGCCTGAGACTACAGAGGAGGCAGAGATCTTTCTGGAAAGCAACTCCAAGATTGACGCTGAAATTGCGGCTCAAGTAGCTGCGGATCTGACGCTGACGTGGAATAAGTTTAGCGAAAGCACATTTCGGCGCTGCGTGCAAGACCTCGTAACCAACGGCATGGCTGTGGTGAAGCGCCGCAACGACCCCAGTTACGGTATCGTAGAGGAGTATGTTGACCCGATTAAGTTCATCCATAGTTACACTGAGGATCCGAATATGGACGACCTCGTGTACGCCGGTCACATGCGGGAGATTCCCGTCAGCGAATTGATCCGTCAGTCGAACGGTGAGTTGGATGAGGGTACGATCAGGAAGATCATGAAGTCCGCTCGTCCCAGACGTAAGGACGATTACACCTACTACAACGACCCCCAGAAAAATGACCGGTACGATGAGTACATGGTTCAGGTTCTGGACTTCGAGTTCAAGTGTCTAGAGCGCATGGGTTTCGAAGAGAAGCAGTCCAAGCATGGGAACACGGGGTTCTACTACAAGGGCTTCGATTACAACAAGGAGGCTACGGATTCCCGCACCCCACACTCCATGGACACCATGATGGTGTACGAGGGCAGCTATGTGATGGGTACGGACTATCTGTACAACTACGGTCCCAAGGCAAACATTCCTCGCAACATCCACGACCTTAGTCGTTGCACCCTGTCTTACAGTTGCGTGGCTACGAACATGGTTCGCAATCGGCCTAAATCTCTTGTAGATAGCTGTACGGGGTTTGCGGACATGCTTCAGCTTACCCACCTTAAGATCCAGCAAGCTATTGCCAAGGCCAAGCCTGATGGATTGGTCATTGATATCGAGGGGTTGGAAAACGTTCAGCTGGGCAAGGCTGGAGAGCTTCAGCCACTGGATCTCCACGACATCTACGAGCAGACGGGTGTCTTCTATTACCGGAGCAAGAACCCCGAAGGCGGATTCCAAAACCCACCCGTCAGGGAGATCGGCAACAGTATTCGAAACATCAACGAATTGATCGGGCTGTACAATCACTACCTGAGGATGATTCGTGACACCACAGGCATCAATGAAGTCGTTGATGCTAGTTCCCCGAACTCTGAGGCTCTGGTAGGAGTGCAGCAGCAGGCTATTGCTGCCAGTAACAACGCCACCTACGACATTACTCATGCCTCGCAGGTCTTGTACAAGAAGGTGTGTAGTGATGTGGTCAAGGCTCTTCAGATCCTACCTGCGGATTCCGTGGTATTTAAAGCATATGTGAATGCGATCGGTGAGGAGAAGATGAACATCCTCGCTCAGTTCCGCGACCTGTCCATGTACAACTTCGGCGTCGTCGTCAGTATGGATATGGATGACAAGGAAAGGTCATACATGGAGCAGAACATTCAGATTGCTCTAGCTCAAAAAGAAATCGACCTCGAGGACGCTATTGCGATTCGAGAGATGAGAGACGTTGATCAAGCAGAAAGGCTGCTTGTAGTTCGGCGCAAAGCCAGACTCAAGAAGCAGCAGGAGCTGGCTCAGCAGAACTCTCAGATGCAATCTCAACAGGCTCAGGCCGCCGCTCAGGCTGCGTCACAGGCCAAGCAGCAAGAGATGCAGATGCAGGCGCAGATCGAAGCGCAGAAGATTCAGCTTGAAGCTCAGAGCGAAATCCAAATCGCTCAGGCTAAACACCAGATGCAAAAAGAACTGGAAGGGCTGAAGGCTCAGTTTTCTTTGCTGGCTTCGCAGAACACAAACCAGACGATCATGCAGCGCGAGGAGTTCAAGGAGGATCGTAAGGATGAGAGGGTGAAGAAGCAGGCCGTAGAGCAAAGCAAGCTTATCGCTCAGCGAAAAGGTGAGCGTTCAGAGTTGGAAGACGAAAGCACAACGAAGTCTCGCCTCGATGAGATTCGGCAATTGATGGGAGAATAATGGCATCAGTAAATCTAGATACTACTAGTCGCCTCGACATTACCTGTCGAAAGGGTGATACGTTTCAGCTAACAGTCACCCTGAAAGACAGCGCGGGTACTGCGCTGCCGCTCAGCACGGATAAATACACATTCTTGATGCAGGTGCGCGATAGAAAAAAGAGCAGGGCCCTACCTGTTGCGCGCACGCCAATCGCAGATGAAGTAAACGCGGCTCTTGACAGTCAGGGCATTGTTATTGGCAGTGCCCAGATGGGCGTCAAAGGCCCCGTAAACTTCCAGTTCAACGACATCGACGACTCCGGAAACGTCACTATTTTCTTGTCTGCCAGTGACATGAGAAAGGTTGAGGCGGGGAGATACCGCTACGATTTTCAGTATAAAGTGAGCGACACAGAAAAAACAGTTCTGGAGGGCAGCTTCACTGTGAATGAAGACATTAGCAAATCGATCTGATGGCTGCGGAAATTACGGTAACTGGTCAAACTAGTGTCACAGTAACTGTCCCTACTACTGGATCGGTAAGTGTAGTCAAGAAAGGCACAAAGGGGGACACGGGCGCCACAGGACCTCAGGGGCCTACGGGACCTCAGGGTCCGCAGGGAGATACAGGCCCTCAGGGTGCTACTGGCGCAACGGGGGCTACGGGGGCTACGGGGGCCACTGGCCCTGCTGGCGCCGATGGTGGAACAAACATTGTCCTAGATACCTCCCCCCAACTTGGTGGGGATCTCGATATCAACGGCAATGACATCGTCAGCACTTCGGACGGGGACATTGACCTGAAGCCTAATGGTAACGGTAAAGTCGTTATCGACAGTGCCAGCTCTACTAGCGGCGTCAAGATTTCCGATGGTCATGTAGAGATCCTTAGCGGAACGGGAAGCGCAAGTAAGATTGACTTTTACTGTGAGAGCTCTGCGGCGCACAAGGTAACTGTTCAGGCCCCAGCGCACGCTGATTTCGCAGGGGATGTGCAG